CCAATGAATGTTTAATCAATTATGATAAACAAATTTTAAAAGAATGTATAGAATATGCTGAAGAATTTCCAGTACAGGGTTTACATGGAGTAAAAGAATACCATCATGCTGTACAAAATATTTATGATGGCAATGAACAAAAGGCATTTAGCACAGGGTTCAAAGAATTAGATAAAATATATAAAATTATGCCTAGTACATTTAATTTAATAACAGGTATACCTAATCATGGTAAAAGTAATTTCCTTGATCAAATATTATTGAACCTTGCAGAAAACCTAGATTGGAACTTTGCTGTATTTAGTCCTGAACATTCTACACCTAATCACATAAGAAGATTATTAGAAAAGAGATGCAGAAAGCCTTTTGACTTAGGTATCAATGCAAGAATATCACAACAAGAATTAAATGATGGCATAGACTTTTTAGATGCACATTTTAGATTTATTGAAAATACAGAAGAAATACCAAACATTGAATTTATATTGAAAAAGGCAAAATTAGCTAAACAAAGGTTTGGCATTAAAGGATTAGTCATTGACCCTTTTAACCAAATATCACCTGATAGAGATTACTCAAAACGTGAAGATGAACACATAAGAGATATAATTGCAAAATGTCAGCAGTTTGCTAGAAATCATCAGTTAGTTGTTTGGATGGTTGCTCACCCACATAAATTATATAGAAATGATAGTGGTATGATTCCACCCCCTGACTTGTATCAAGTAAGTGGCTCTGCTCATTGGGCAAATATGAGTGATGCAGCAATAGTTGTACATAGAGATTTTGAAGATGATACAACAAGAATTATAACTAGAAAAATAAGAGAACAAGGAGTTTATGGTCATATAGGAGAATGTTTTTTTAGTTTTGATAGCATAAGACGAGTATATGAAGAAAGATTTGATAAAGATGAATAATATGATACCATCAATACAGCATGGGAGAAGCCAATGAAAACACAGTCAGTAGACATAGATACTATTACCCCTTATGCAAGGAATCCAAGAAACAACTCTATGGCAATAGATTCTGTTGCAGCAAGTATAAAAGAGTTTGGTTTTCAACAACCAATAGTAGTTGATAAAGATAAAGTTATCATTGTAGGACATACAAGGCATCTTGCAGCAAGGCAATTAGGAATTAAGTCTGTTCCTATCGTCATTGCTGATAAACTCACAGATGCTCAAATAAAAGCCTATAGAATTGCTGATAACAGGGTAAATCAAAATGCTACATGGGATTATGAATTACTTAAGATTGAGTTTGAAGAAATACCAGATGAACTTTTATTTGCTACAGGTTTTGATGAAGGAGAGTTAAAATATATAAATGATGGTTGGGATTCTAACCATGAAAAGATGGAAAACATTGATCCTATTGACTCTGTAGATTTTGAAAAAATTATTGTCAAATGTACAAATGAACAAAAGCAAGAAGTATATGAAGCAGTAAGTAATGCAGTACAGTCACTAGGATATGATGATGTTGAAGTTGCCTAAAGCTAATATATTGGTTGCTTTTCCATATTTTAGTAAACAGATACAAAAAACATTAGATAATACTGATCCAAAAGAGTTTAGGTTAATAATTGATTCTGGTGCATTTACAGCTTGGAATCTAAACAAAGAAATAAGTTTTGATGATTATTGTACATTTTTAAAAAATCTACCTAAACATTGGGATTATCATGCGGTACAAATGGATGTCTTTGGTAATCCAGAACAAACATATATTAATTATAATAAAATGTTAGATATGGGATTTGATGACATTATGCCTGTTTTTACAAGAGGGGACAGCACAGAAAGATTAGAAGAATTTTATGAAAAAACTGACTACATAATGTTTGGTGGAATTGTTATTGGTGGTAAAAATACAAATTATATAAGATGGTTCCATAATCAAAATAAAAAAAGAAAATCACATTGGTTAGGCTTTAATAACACAGAATTTATAAAACATTACAAACCAGAGTCAGTTGATAGTAGTACATGGAATAATGGTCAAAGGTTTGGCAGGTTAGATTTATACCAAGGACATGGTACATTTGATAGTACACAAAGAAAACATTGGGTAGAAACCCCATCACCAAAAAGAATAAATTTATTGAAAAAATTAGGTTTTGATCACAAAACAATCTTAAAACTTGCCAAAAAAGAAGCATGGACAGGTGGTAGTCATTCAGTTTTCCAAAAGAAAGATGAATATAAAGGACTTGCAGCATATATTAATAATACAAGTCATTTAAAAAGAGCAATAGATATTGAAAAAAATCTAGGCACAAAAGTTTATCTAGCCTGTGGTAATCATTCACAAATAGAAAGTTTGCTACATTCTCATAAACTATTACTTAACAAAAACTTAGTATAAAGGAAAAAAAATGAGTGACACCAAGAACTTAACCTTATTGGGTGCAAATACAACAGATTATTCTGCTGACTATAATCCAGCTATATTAGAAACATTTGATAATAGATTTCCAAACAACAAATATGAAGTAAAATTAAACTGTCCAGAATTTACTCATATATGTCCAAAAACAGGTCAACCTGATTTTGCTACAATTATAATTAATTATTGTCCAGATCAGTTACTTGTAGAAAGTAAATCATTAAAATTATATTTGTTTGGTTTTAGACAACATGGTTCATTCCATGAAGATTGTGTAAATACAATAGCAAAAGATTTGTTTGATTTAATGAATCCACATTGGTTAGAGGTTCATGGTGACTTTATGCCAAGGGGTGGGATAAGTATTATACCTACTGCAAGATTGGAGAAGTAAATGAAAAAAGCTATGGTTATATTGTCAGGAGGGCAAGATTCAACAACTTGCTTATTCTGGGCAAAAGAAAACTATGATGAAGTATCTGCTATAACATTTGACTATGGACAAAAACACAAAATTGAAATTGAGGCAGCAAAAACAATAGCAAAAATGGCAGAAGTAGATCATCACATTGTAGAAGTGCCTAATATTTTAAAATCAAGAAGTCCTTTAACAAATGAAAATGAAGAACTTGAAACATATGATAATTATGATCAAATGGATAAAATTATAGGTGATAGAGTTGAATTAACATTTGTACCTATGAGAAATGCTTTCTTTATTACATTAGCAGCAAACTATGCTCTTAATGTTGATTGTTATACTTTGGTAACTGGTGTCTGTCAGCAAGACAATGCAAACTATCCTGATTGCAGAGAAACATTTATAAAATCACAGGAAAAAACAATCAATGAAGCATTAGGCATAGATAATTTTAAAATTGTAACTCCATTAATTAATATGACAAAAGCACAATCAGTTGAATTAGTTAATGGATTAGCAATGTTTGGTGTTAATAAATGTATGGAAGCATTAGCATATAGTCATACTTGTTATAGTGGTGTCTTTCCTCCTTGTGGAAAATGCCATGCCTGTGTTTTAAGAGCATATGGTTTTGAACAAGCAGGAGTTAATGATCCACTTATTGAAAGAGCATTAGATGAAGAAATCAAGAACATACCTTACTAATTTAGAGGTATAAACATAGGCGAAGGGTTACTTTCCACCCCTTGTACCTCATTTAAAAAGGAAAAAAAATGCAAAAATACAATGAAAGCCTTAAAAAAAGGTTAAGATGTGAAAATGTCAGCTTTAGAGCAAATGACAATATCTCAGAACATATTACTGAAAATGATATAAATTTAATTAGAGAAAATGTACATACTGCAATGTTAGGTGTGCTGGATGCTTTGGTTATAGATTACCAAAATGATCACAATACACAGGAAACAGCAAAAAGAGTTGCTAAGATGTATGTTGATGAAATTTTTAAAGGCAGATATTATCCAATGCCTAAAGTAACAGATTTTCCAAATGCAAAAAATTTAGATGAACTTTATACAATAGGACCTATTACCATTAGATCAGCTTGTAGTCATCATTTTGTACCTATATTTGGTAAGGCATGGATAGGTGTAATACCAAGTGATAGAGTTATTGGTATATCAAAGTTTAATAGAATAACTGATTGGATTATGTCTAGACCTCAAATACAGGAGGAGTCAGCAGTACAATTAGCAGATATAATAGAAGAACTAATCAAACCAAAAGCATTAGCAGTCATCATCAATGCTAGTCATATGTGTATGACATTAAGAGGTGTTAGGGAAAACGATTGTAATATGGCAACATCAGTTATGAGAGGATTATTCAAAGATGATAGTGATGCAAGGGCAGAGTTTTTAAATATAATAAAAGGTCAAGGTTACAGATGATTTATCTATCTGGAAGAATAGTTGATGATAATACTATAGGGGTAATGCTTTCCTATAATGCAAATCATTTAACTTATGATAGATTTGTTGACTACAGCAAAGGCAAAAAATATGATTGGGCAATGGATAATGGATGTTTCTCACAACCAAATAAATATTCTGATGCTGGTTTTATTAATCATTTAACAAATATAAATGACCACTCTGCATTGTTTGCTGTTGCTCCAGATGTACTTGGAGATAATGTAGGTACAAAAATAAGAAGCATACCTATGTTAAGAAAAATAAGAGAGCTTGGTTATAAAGCAGCATATGTAATTCAAGATGGTGAAAAGGTAAATACTGTCTGTTGGGATGAATTAGATTGTATCTTTGTAGGAGGCACAACACAGTATAAGTTAAGTCAAGATGCAGAAAACATAGTTAAAGAAGCTAAGAATAAAGACAAGTGGGTACATATGGGTAGAGTCAATACTTGGACAAGATTTAAGAATGCTAAGTATATGGGTTGTGATAGTGCAGATGGTAACTGTATTGCTTTTGCTCCAGACATAAATACCAAACTT